ACTGGTCGCCGACGGTGGTGATGATGTTCGCGAACGGCTCGGCCTGCTTCAGGTTCCCGGACTGGTCGAACACCTCGACCACGCCGAACCCGATCATTCCAACCAGTTCGCTGGTGATCACGGCGCGCCCAAGCGCGATCGTGAACTCATCTGTCAGCTTCGCATCGTTCTGCATCATGTGCCTTTCTGGTGGTCGACGTGCTGGTTGTAGGCGGCCACCAGGACTCACCCGATCTTCAGATCCGCGCGGTAGTTCCAGACGCTCCCCGAAGGAGAGAGTTCGATGAGGTAGACCATCGCCGAGGCGGAAGCGACGGAGAGGGTCCAGCTGTCCGGGGTGAACGGGGTGACCCCGTGAGTCCCGGACAGGTCGTCGGCGACACACATGAAGATGCCGCCGGTTCCGAGGGTGCCGAACTCGAACCGCTTGGAGAATCCGGTGGGCTGGGTCACGGTCGTGTTGCCGGCGGAGACGCGGTCGATGTAGACGATCACGAACCCGGAGCCGGTGATCTGCGGGGTGATAGTCGGCGAAGCGTGGACGTTCACCGCCGTGCCCGAGGTCTCGTTCTGGGAGACGATCTGCTGCACGTCCGTGTAGCCGGAGTACACCGTCAGGCATCCGACCTGCCGCGCACCGGTGGTGGTGGTGAGAGAGACGGTGCCGGACTCTGATCCGGTCATCGCGGTGGAGGCGCGCTTCCCGACGACAGCCCGCAGGTTCGTGTCGGTCAGGTCGGCGATGTTGGTGAAGTTGGCATCCATCGTGCCGGTGTTCGTCTGGTCGCCGTACCCGTGAGCCAGGAGAGCGAGCGTACCCGCCACATGCGAGGGCCAGGTGATGCCGGTGAGAGTCGTTACCGAGGTCGTCAGCGAGCTGATCGACCCGTTGACGTAGCTGCCCACGGTTAGGCGTTGCCTGCCGTGATGGTGAACGAGGTCACGGACACGCTTCCACCTGCGGTGAGGGAAACGCTGTTCAGGTTGAGGTCCGAACCCGACGTGCCCACATCCCCGTCGATGGCCGCGGTGGTGCCGTCGCTCTTCCAGATGCGGAAGTGCGATGCGGTACCCGTGGCGTCCGCCGACGAGTCCGCGGTGATCGAGTTCAGCGTCAACACTCCACTCGAGGCACCAGGGGCGAAGGTTGCGTTGAGGGTGAGCTCGGCCAGCAGTGTGCCCGTGATGGAGGCGGCGACGTTGGCCGGCCGCGTACCCGAGTAGATGCGCAGCTTGCCCGAGGCGCCCACCGCAGTGGTGACCTGATCCAACTGCGCGTTGCGCAGGGTGGTGGAGTACGAGAGCGCCATGAGGTCTCCTACGGTCGCGGCGTGGTGCCTGCAAAGGGTCGCGGCGTGACGCCGTCTGATGTACGAGAAGTGGTGCCGAGGTCAGGGCGGATGGTCGTGCGGCCAAGGGCCACCCCGACTGCATCCGCCGCTTGATCGGCCTGTGTTACGGCGACGGTTCCGAAAGCCGGGATGAAGAAGATCCCGGCAGCAGACGCTGAGTCGCCGCCTTGGGTGATGTCGATGGTGGCGGAGTACTGCAACTGTCCTGCCGCTGACGCGGTCTGACCGAGTTGCGCCGGTGAGGCTGTCCCAACGACTGGGTTGATGATGATGCCCGCGGCAGAAGCGATGTTCGCCGCCTGCATTTGGCTGGCAGTGGCCGAGTAGCCGAGCTTCCCTGCGGTTGTTGCCGTCTGGTTGGCCTGTGTCCCCGCCGCGGTTCCCGAGTAGCCGAGCTGGCCGGAGGCTGCGGCGGCCTGGGCTGCTTGGGTGACAGCCGCCGACCCTGAGACTCCAGCGACCGTGAAAGACCCGGAGGCTGTGGATGTCTGGCTGGCCTGCGCCTGCGTGCTAGTTCCCGTGTAGCCGAGGATGCCCGTAGCCGAGGAGGTCTGGTTCGCTTGGGTGCGGGATGAAGTTCCCGTGTACCCCAGCACCCCGGATGTCGTGGAAGTATTGTCTGCCTGGGTCCTGGCGGATGTTCCGCTGTAGCCGAGCTGACCTGTGGTGGTCGAAGTGTCCGCGCCTTGAGTTACGGCCGCAGTACCGGAGATCGAACCGCCACTCACCGAGCCTGACGCAGACGACGTGTCCGCAGCCTCACTGGGTGAAGCGGCGCCTGAGTACCCCAACTGGCCTGTGGCTGAGGAAGTGTCAGCGGCTTCTGTTACAGCAGCGGTTCCCGTGATGACCGGGGTGAGCTCGAGCGCGATCACGTACGCCGCAGTACTCGCAGTCCCCCCGGTCCACGCAGCGGGAGACTCCGGTACCCCGGCGGTCAGGCCGGAGAGCTTGTCAGCGACAACGACCGTGACCCCACCAGAGCCGCCGGTGGCGAATGAGCCCCGGACCGTATAACCGGCCGGCGCGGTCGGCAGCACCGATGATGTGACGCGGTCCATGTAGATCAGGACGACCGCAGATGCGCTGTCGGTGGGGGTGATACTCGGACTGCTGTGACTCGTGACCGCGGTGCCGCTGGTCTCGTTCTGGGAAGTGATGTTGGTGATGTTCGGGTTGTAACCCCGATACAGGGAAATGACCCCGGCCTGCCGGTTCGCCGCACCGCACACCAGCGAGACGTCACCGGACTCCGACCCTGTGGAGTCGAGGCTGGAGACGATCGCCCGCAGAGACCCGTCAGCGTTGGTGAATTCCGCCGTGAAGCCTGTAGGTGGTTCGGTGCGTGTCTGGGTGTTGTCCGAGGCCCATCCGACGATTGCGATGTCGTGCGCGTTGTGGGATGGCCACGTCACACCGGTGAGCGTGGTGATCGAGGTGGTGAGTGCGCTTGCGTCCGCTGCTACGAAAGAACCCATCGCTGCCTCCGAGAGGATCGACGGGCTAGTACCAGCAGTTCTCGACCGGATCCGGCCATGGTCGAGGCTGAGGAAAACAGCCCTGAGGCTGGCCGACTGTCGAGCCCCCAGGTCCATTCGCCCAGGCACTCAAGTCCGCCTTCTCCTGGTCCGACAGGTAGACGCCGTTGCGGTAGAGGGGCGTGTTGTAGATCGCCGTCGTTGAGCCGGTGGTGTCCTGCCGCAGCCCTTCAGGGTTGACGTACGCCCGGGAGGCGGCAGCGAGGGCTACCGACTTCGCGATCGTCGGCCACGGGTCGTGGGCGCCGATGAGTTCCGTGATCAGGCCCTGCGCCTGGTCCAGCAGCAGCAGGTTCGCTGTCGCTGTGTCGACGTCGGTCTGAAGTTGGGATGCGAACTCGGCAAGCGTTGCGATGTCAGCCATGCCCGCATCCCCTCTTCATCAGCCGTACAGTTCGCGGAGCTCGTCGCGGGACAGGTCCTTGACCTCGTCCTCGCTGGCCTGCCCGGACTCCAGGGCGTAGTTCGCCCAGGCTTCCTGGGAGGCGTTCCCCGCGGGCCGTTCGAACACCGGCGCCGCCGGCTCTTCGGCCTCCGGCGCGTCGACCTTCTCTACCCAGCCGTTGCGGAGGTGCTTATTGAACTGCTCGTCCTCGACCGGGTCACTCACGACCCCGTCAAGGTAGTAGCCCTGGACCACGGTCAGGCCGTTGAAGTCCTTAACCTTGAGGGTCACGAACGGTGCGGTCACGCGGTAGGTGCCCATCAGGACACGACCCCGGTGATCTCCTGTCCCGCTCCGGTCTCCTGAACCACCGGGACCGTCTTGCGACGACCCTGCAGCTCCCAGCAGTCCTCCTGCTGGCGGAACGCCTGGACGCCGACCGCGAGGTCAGCGACCGCGTAACCCGGGGCTCCGTCGGTCTCGTCGGCCATGCCGCCGAGCTGGGTGGAGTCCAGCACGAACGCCGAGGTGGCGGTCGGCATGTTCGGGGTCTTCAGGACCGTCAGGCCCGCGATGGTCTCGATCATGCCGGTGTAGACCGGGTTGCTCGACTCCTCGCGCTTGCGGAGCTGAGCGATCGCGTCGTTCAGCATCAGGTACGTGTACGCCTTGGTCGAGACGACCAGGGTGTCCGGGTGGTATCCGAGGTTGCGATCCTCGATCGCCTGGATCGCCAGCAGGATGTCGTCCAACGGCTTGCGGTTCGCGGCCGTGGCCGAGTCCCAGATGCCCGCCGTCGCGGTGTCCGCCAGAGCGGAACCCACCGCCGACATGGTGATGCCGTCGACCTGCTTGATGATCGAGTTCACGACCTTCTGCAGGGCGCGGTCCACCGCAGCGCCGGCGTAGGCGTTGCGGGTGATCTCCTCGTCGGTGATCCGGACCTTCTGGCCCCACTTCGCGATCGCCGCGAGAGCAGCGGTCCCGGTGGGGAGGTTGGCGTACGGGTACTCCGAGCCCGGAGCGACAGCCTCGACCGTGCGGTCGGTGAGCTGCGACTCGGACTGTTCGTACAGCACCGCCCCACCCGTGGAGCGGAACCGCTGGGTGAGGATCTGGTCGGAGACGAACCGCAGGTCGCGGAAGTCCCGCAGGCGCCGCTGGATCGCCGTCGGGTTGGCGAGGAAGCGGCTGATGGTGAGCAGGTCGCCCGAAAGGGTGGGCGTCGGCTGAAGAGACATTGCCTATCTCCTTTCGGGGTTACCGGCGTCCGTGGACGCGCAGCTTGAGAGGGGAACCGGCGGCCGTGGTGGCGGCGGTCCCGATGAGGGTGCCGGCCGCAGCGGCGGTGGCGATGGTCGCGGTCTTGACCTGACCGGAAGCGTCGGTGACGACACCGGCGAGGGCAGTGATCGCACCCGAAGCAACGAGCTCGTGCACGACACCTTCCATCGGCCAGATCGAGACCTTCTCACCAGAGGCCGCATCCTTCGCGGCAACACCGGCGACGACAGCCGAGTCGGCGCCGGAGACGGCAACCGTGTTCGAACCGGACCAGACGACGACGTTGCCGCCGGTCACGGCACCGGAGGTAGTGACGGTGAACGGCTTCACGCCGCCCGAGTAGACGGGGGTGTAGTCAGCCATGATCAGTTCCCCTTCGTGGCGGGCGGGAAGAGGTGACGGAACTCGTCATCCAGGGCGTCGCCGTCCATCTCGGACAGCCCCATCTCCTGCATGTTGATGACGTTCTTCGCCAGACCGCCCAGCACCTCGCGGGTGCCTTCGGGGTCGGCGTCCCACAGGCGCGCCCAGTGCTCCTTGCGGGCCGGGGCGAACTTGCCGTCGCGGACAGCGGCGTCGATGATCTGGTCGCGCTCCTCGCGGGCGTGCTTGGCGGCGGAGGCTTCGAGGGCCTTGAGCCGCGCCTCGCGCTCTTCCCACGCCGAAGCGTCGATGGTCATCGTGCCTGCCGCCTTCGGGGCGGGCTTGTCGGCCGGAGCGTCCGGCTCAGGCGTCTTGTCCTGCGGAGTGATGTCGGCGATCGCGGCGAGAACCTGGCTCGGTTCCAGCGTGGCGTCGTCGGCGAGACCGAGCTTGCTCCGCAGGGTGGCCAGCTGCTCATCGGAGAACTGCATGTCACCCTCCTTTGGGGTGTTGATTGCCGCGATCGCGGCGTTGTGCATCCGGCGCATCTCCGCAGGCATCTCAGCCTTGGGGACCACCGGGGCCTTGGGCCGTACGGGCATGTACGGGTTCGGGGCATCGGAGCGCCCCGCGTGGGCGAAGATCGACAGGTCGAACTTCGCGGCGATGTCTTCCGCCTGCGAAGACTTGTTGACCTTGTCCGCCAGTCCGGCGTCGACGGCTTCCTGCGCCGTATACCAAGTCTCCGCATCCATGGCGGCCTGCCACTCCGCCTCGGTTCCCCCGGCGCGGTCGGCGTAGATCGAGGCGATGTTCTTGCCGGACTTGTCCAGCACGTCTGCAAGTTCGCGCATCGTCTTCGCGTCGCCCATCGCGAACCCGGACGGGTTGTGCACCATCATCTGCGCGCCGAGATTCATGACGATCTCATCGCCGGCCATCGCGATCACCGAAGCAATCGAAGCGGCGAGACCGTCGACGACCACGGAGATCCGTGCGTCGTGATTCCGCAGGGCGTTCATGATGGCGATGCCGTCGAAGACGTTGCCGCCCGGAGAGTTGATGTGCACGTCGATCTGCGACGCTTCCAGGTCCTTCAGCTCATCAACAACCTGCTGAGCTCCGATTCCCCAGAAGGGGTTGATCTCGTCGAAGATGTAAAGCTCGGCAGTGGGACCGGACTTGTTTTCGATGCGGTACCACGGAGCTCGGGTCTCCCCAGCAGTCATGGTCACGGTGTCGCTCCATTCACTGGAGGGGGTGTCGGGGACGGGTTGTCCTTCGGGGGCAGGCTGTATATCTGCCGTACGGCTTCCTCGAGCGACCGGTCCGGGAAGAGGATCCCCGCATCCCGCAGCACCTTCAGTGCCTCGGCAGTGAGGGCCTGGCGGCTGCCGATCTCATCGAAGATGAGCTGCGGGGCCGGCTCG